GAAGCCAAGTGGAGAGCAGCTGCAATATACTGCAACGACCGCGCTTGGAAGTTCGAGATACTCACCGAAAAAGAACTAGGAATTAAGTTTTAATGGCAATTGTATTTGATACTATCATCACACAAGGTGTTCGTTCAGGACAGATTCCTGCGCGCACGAACTCTGCGCGTGAGTGGTTCAGAGATACTGCCGGTAAAATGAATCGTATCAATGAGCGTGAGATGATGAAGGGCGACGTAAGTCGTATGACTACTCAGCCTCTGCTCGGCTCGATGTACATGTTCTACTATGATCCGAAACATAAAGAAGAGCTTCCATACTACGATAGATTTCCTCTGATCTTTCCATATAAGAAAGTCAAAGGCGGATTTATGGGACTCAACTTACACTACTTGCCGTTGCAACTCAGAGCGAAGTTGATGGACGGTCTATATGACTTTGCAAACAATACTCGTTACGACGAGTCCACAAAGCTTAAACTCAGCTACGAACTCATGACACAGGCCGCAAAGCTAAGATGGTATGCTCCATGCATTAAACACTACTTGACTTCACACGTGCAATCAAAATTTATGTACGTTTATCCATCGGAATGGGATATCGCGCTCTTCTTACCAACAGAACGTTTCGTCAAAGCAAGAAAGAATCAAGTTTGGATGGACACGAAAAGAATGCTAGGAGTTACTAAGTAATGTCAACCAACGCAGAGATTCAGAAAAGACTTCGAGCTTCGGAAGCTGCTGATGCTGCTAAAGCCGCAGCTGCTAGGAAGGCAGCTATCGAGAAGAAAGCAGCTGAAGATCGTGCACGTAAAGCTGAAGCCGATAGACAACGAAAAAAATATGGTAAAGCTGCCAATGAAGCTTTTGAAGTGTGGCAACAATCCCCGGCAGGTATAGCTACTCTAAAATCACAACGCGCTGCGGATAAAACACGCGGACTTGCTGGAACTGTCCGTGGAGAAAATCAAGAGCGAGCTGAAACTGATGCACAAATTGAGCGCAATCGAAAAGCATTTGTTAATGCTCGTATCGCGCGCGACGTTAGAAATGAAGGAAAACCAACAGGAACCAACACTTCAGGATCAAACCGCGGGTCGGTTCCAACAAATGGATCTGGAAAACAGGGCACAGGATCTGGAAAACAAGGCACGTCGACTGCTGCTGAACCTGACTTCTTAAAGAATCCTACCGCATTTAAAGATAAAGATAGAGCTGCAACAGATTTCGATAAAAATAATCCATTCGAAGGGCAAAATACTACAGAAGATCGAACATTCAGCAACAATCGATTTTCTGCTGGTAGATTTGATATCAACAGTTTTAGATCGAAAGTAGTTGGCTATGATGGTGTATTAAGCACTCACAGTTTCTTAGTAGTATTCTCTCCAATGGACTGGGTTCCATTGAAAGCTATTCGTAATGAGATTTTTCCTGATTTGACGATGAGATGTGACAATGCTATTCTTCCTACGATCAACTTACTACAAGAACAGAACGTCAGAAGATATGGCTTTGGTCCTGTAGAAAACGTTGCTTATGGCGTCAATGTAGGCGACTTTACTCTCCAGTTTATTGTCGACAAACAAGCATCTATCATCGATTTCTTCGAATCGTGGATGAATCTTATCGTGAATCGTGATTCTTTTGGCGGTGCGAATATGAACAACGTAGTCGGAGATAATAAAAGACCTTACGAAGTCGCTTATAAGGACACTTATGCTTGTCCTTCTGTAAACGTTTTTGTATACGATCGTGCTCAAAATACAGTATTAGAATATAACATCTATGACGTATTCCCGACTGGTATTCAAAGTATGAATCTTTCATGGAGTGAAGAGAATTCATTGATGAAGTTAAACGTAACGTTCTCATTTACTGATGTTCGAATTCGATCAAAGGAAAGCAACTTTGACAATGATTCTTTCATTCCAGTTTCTGAAATGCTAAATTATGAGCCAATTGCGATATCAAATTTTGGAGATCTGCCACTTTCAGAAACAAATATAGCTTCTATTTTAGATTCTCTTCCTTCTGATCAGTCGTTGCAACCTTTGATCATAGGAGGAGGAAATAAACCGCCGAGCACGTTAGGCGCGCCGCCTGACACAGCACCTACGAATACTAATTCTACATCCACAGTTCGAGCACCTACAGACCGCTTACCAAGCGGCGTGCCTTTTACTATTCCAGCTTAATAGATAATTTATAATCCAGGAGAATATAATGCCTTTACCAAAAATTGATCAACCCCTATTTGACGTGATCGTCCCATCAAACGGAAAGAAGATAATGTTTCGTCCCTTCCTCGTTAAGGAAGAGAAGATATTGTTGATCTCTCAGCAAGGTGGAGAAGATACTGAAGTGATTCGTGCCATCAAGCAAATCTTGAATTTATGTGTTCAAGACGAAGACTTTGATGTCGATGATCTTACTACATTCGATCTTGAATACTTGTTTTTGAAACTAAGAGCGCGCTCGGTCAACAACGTAGTTAAACTATCATATCGTGATAACGAAGATGGCAAGATCTATAACTTTGAATTGGATCTTGATACTATTGAAGTTGAGATGCCAACAGATATCGATGCTACTATTGATGTAGCCGATGGAATTTCCATGATCATGAAGTATCCAAGTGCTAGCATCACTGATAAGCTTCAGCAGTTTGAAAATGAAATTGATCTCATGACATTCTTTATCGTCAACTGCATCGATACTATCTTGACTCCAGAAGAAATCTTTCCAGCATCTGACTATTCGAGCGCAGAGCTAGAAGAATTCATCGATCAATTACCAGTTACTTCATTCGAAAAGATTCGTGAGTTCTTTGAAAAGATGCCTAAGCTGTATCATAAGATCGAGTATACGAACGAAGAGGGTAACGATAGGAGTATCGAGTTAAATAATCTCAAAGATTTTTTTATGTGGCGCTAAGTCATACTTCGTTAACTAATTACTATAGTATGATTTTTGCATTAGCACAACATCATAAGTATTCGATCACAGAGGTCGAGAATTTGATACCGTACGAAAGAGACATATATGTGGATATGTTGATGGGTTACCTTGAAGATCAGAAACGAGAGATAGAGAGTAGAAAATAATGCTTCCTGCAATTGGACGAGCAGTATTCTTAGGAGGTGGCCTATTCGGCAACGCGCTGGGTGGTGCTATTAAAGGAATCGGTTCTGCAGTCGGAGGAATAGCACAAGGAGCAGGATCTGCAATCGGTGGTATCGCTCAAGGCATTGGTTCTGCGGTCGGCGGAGCAGTAACTCCAGCACCAAAAGTGATTGTCAATAATGTTGGTATAGCAGGCGAAGCAGGAAAGAAGAAGATAACAGGATCTGGAACTCTTCCTGCTCCAAAGAAATCTGCTCGACCAACTGTCAATGCCAATATGCCTACAGAAAAGTTGTTGGTCGTAGCAGTTAACTATCTCTCGTCTATCGATAAGACTCTTCAAGATCAACTCAAATTCGAGAGCCAAGCTTTTAATCAACAAGTTCAAGCAGAACGTGAGTCTTCGATTGAAAACAAGAAGACAGGCGTTTTCACCAAACTTTCAGATAAATTTGGCGGGCTTCTAAAAACTGGTGAAGGTAGCATGATGAAGAGTCGTGCAGGTGATATTACGAAGGTGATTCTTGGCGCCACTGGACTGGCAGCACTTGGTGCATTAGGTTTGGCTGGAATGGGAGACACCGAACTTGCTCGATTAAAAACAAGTTGGAGTGCATTCACCGAAAAGTATGCTTGGTTAACTGATTTTGCTTCGGCTATCACCGGTGTTGGAGGCGCTGCCGGATATCTTATAGGCGGATGGCGCGGAGCAGTTATTGGCGTTGTAGTCGACTGGATGGCGAAGAGATTAACTGGCTCTAGCATAGGCGATACTTTACTTAGTTCTCTTGGCATTGGAGGAGGAACTCCTACTGATGCTACTGCTGCTACTGCAAGAGAACCAAATACCGGTTTCGACTATGCCATGGGTGGAATAGTTGCTGGTTATGGTGCTATGCGCGGGGTTAAGACATACAAAGATGTCACTGGCAGAATGTCAAAGATGGCTTCTACCCGGGCGGCACCAAGTCTTGCGTCATCTGGTGGAAGATTAGGATTTAAAGATCCTGTTACTGGTAAAGTTGCAAATAAGGCAGCATCTTCAGCTGGTGGAGGTTGGTTATCTGGCCCAAAAGGAAGAAAATTCGTAGCTTTCCTATCTAAACGCTTCGGTAAAACATATATTGTCAAGAAAGTAATGCCTTTGCTTGCAAGAGTATTTGCTGGACTCGCTGTTACCGCAACTGGAGTTGGCGCAATTCCAGGATTGCTATGGACTCTTTTAAATGTAGGACTAGCGCTTTATACGGTGTATGATTTACTTGATGCATGGTGGGATTTCCAAGATGAAGAAGCGGCTAGTAAAGATGCAGATGCAGCAAACTCTGCAAAACCATCGAGCGATGCTTCTCCTGCCACATCAAATATTGGTTCAGGCAATATTGCTGGTGCTCCTGTAGCTTCTGCCGAACAAATGCAAAATCTTCCTACAATTCCAGCAGATATAGAAAAGATCCTTGCTACTATCAGAACACGAGAGTCTGGAGGCAACTATGGTATTCCACATCCTATTGGAATGCCGGGTCAAACTGCATCTGGTGCTTATGCATTTACAAACGGCTCTTGGCGAGGTTTAACTAAAAAGTATGGAATAGGAACAGAATATAGTAGTGCTTATCTCGCTCCTCCTCCTATTCAAGATGCTGTTGCCGCAAAATATGTCGAAGAGATATTACAGAAAGCGGGAGGCGATGTTTCGAAGGTTCCTCTTGCCTGGTATACCGGTAATATACAAGGAAAAATATCTGCAAAGGCATTGGCAGTAAATAACGGTCTGACTCCACAAGAATATCAAGCAAAATGGATGTCCGATTACACTGGTGGAAAATATGCTGCTTCATCTTATGATTCACAAGGCGCCAGTAGTTCAGGATTGGCTGCAGGCGCCATGGATCTTGGTAAAGGTTTGATAGAATCTGTAGGTAGTATTATTAGTGCTGGACTCGGTCCGATGTCAGGTCGAAGTACATCAGCATCTCTAAGCTCAATGTCTTCTACTTCGACACCAAGACCTCCATCTAGTTTGCCTGCAACACCAATATCTGCAGATACAACGAAAGTTTCAGAAATTGCGCAAGCTTCTGCAAAAATTCAATCGGCTATCGATATGGGTAATCCTAAATCCAATCCGGCTGATCAAATGCCAACGAATTCTGTTCAAGCCTCGCTAAGAAACGCATCGAGCGATAGCAAACTCGAAAGTATTGATCCTAACTATCCTGGCGGTTCTGACGACTATGTGAAATCACAACTATATAGAATGGCAGCATAATGGCAGAGCCAGTCACGATAGGCGGACAGACTTTCATTAAAACGCCAGAAGGTTGGTTAGATAAGAAAACTAAGGTGCGCGCACCTGAATCACTGTTTACTTTACTCAACTCTTTAACTTCTGAATCGACAACCGAATATAAAAAACTTAGAGTCAGAATCGACTCGAGTAAACCTCCTGTTTCGTTGGCAGGAGAAGAATATGTTTTTGATCTTAATCAAGGAAAATGGATCAATAAGAAGACTCGCGATGCTGTTAACGATTCTCTTCAAAAAGTTATCAACGGTGTTTTAGAAAAACTAGAAGCTGAAAAGGCTTCGGCTGCTCCTGCTATTACCGCTGCAATGGGTACTATCGGACAAGCCGCAAAATCGAATGTCAAAAAACCAGACGGCGCGAAGATGCCGGTCAATATTAAGATCAATTCTCCTATCGTAACGATGATAGAAAAGTTGGCTACAATTGATGGTTATCTGAAGCAGAAACTTGATAATCAAAAAAAGATAGCTGCTAGAAATATATCGATGGCCAAAGAAATGGCTATCGAAGCAACTCCTTCTGATGCATCTCCAGCACAAGAAGTAAAGACCGAAGACGCCAGTAAAGATAATACTGCGGCAATGGCTACCGCTTTACTTGTAGGCGGTCTAATAGCGGCGCAGTTCGAACCAGTCCAAGAAGCATTTAAATCTCTTGTCGATGGCGTAAAAGGAGTTTGGAATTTTGTAAGTGGTGTCGCTGGAACTATTGCTGATGGGCTCGATGCTTTTACAGGCAGCTCTTCGACTAGCTCTACTAAGCCTTCAGCCGCATCTCTTCCAACTGGACCTGGATCGTCAAATCTTCAACCTTCTGATCCGAACACTGTAGAAGCTCCAGCTCAAGTCGCGCCAAGCGAACCGAATAAAGCAGATGCTACGCCTGTTGTTAATACACAATCAACGCCAAATCAAGCTACACCATCACAACCGAGTTCTGGCTCTGCTCGTTTAGGAAGAACGGTTATTGGAGCTGCAGTAGGAGGAGCAATAGCAGGTCCAGTTGGTGCTGCTATTGGCGGAGCAGTTGGATTTTTATCTGCACCTGCTGATGAAGGCGCGCCAAATTATTCTCCTACTTCTTCATCACCTTCGAGCAGCCAACCATCTTCTGGAAATAATGCAACGGGAGCTCCCGTTGCAACGGGAGTAGAAAGAGTTGGAGCTCCGTCTGGCGGACCGATGGGAGATTTTGCTGCTAACTTTAAAGATCCTGTTCCAAACGGTAAGTGGTCAGGTCCAGGTTTAGGGCAATCTAGAGCAGGCGGAACACGCCGCCACCAAGGTATGGATATCTTCGCTCCGATGGGAGCTCCCATTTACGCAACAGCCGACGGTGAAGTTGTATACAGTGAAAGAAGAAGTGGAGATGGCGGAAGTGCAGGTTTTGGTATGGCTGTACAGCTAAAACATGCCGACGGATATACAACAAAGTACGCACACTTAAGTAAACTAAAGGGATATAGCAAAGGCGATCGAGTTAATGCTGGCGATGTTATCGGCTATGTAGGTGATACAGGAAATGCTAAAGGCACCCCTCCTCACTTACACTTTGAAATTTGGAAAGGTCGCCAGATGCAAGAGCCGGCAAACTTTTTGTCGGGAGCAAATAGAACTGGATATGGCGCCGACGATGGAAGTGGAACTGGAGACAATCTTATGGGAATGGCTCAAAACGCCACTTCTCAATTGTGGAATCTAGGAGCTGGAGCAATTGAAGCTCTTGGATCTGTAATTAGTGCTGGTCTTGGACCGATGGCAAGTCGTAGCATCACTGAATCATTGATGCAAACTGCTCCTAACACTGCAGGTGAAATAGCTATAGCAGCAGTAAGCAAGAATGCAAAAATGGCAGAAGTAAATACTCCTGCCATCGAGACTGGTCCAATGATTAAAGATCCACCGAATATTAGTAAGAGTGGCAGTACAGACTTTATTCAAAATGCTCCGACTGCTTCTGATATGTCATCTATCGATTATTATCTTACGCGCATGGGGCTTGGATTACAACAAAGTAAGGTATAATGCTCTTGGTGGTATGAGAGCCTAAAAAGAAAGGGGACCTTTCGGCCCCCTTTCCCACCTTATCAATCTTCTTCGGCAAGTCGTTTGAAGAAATCGAGATCATCGTCGTCTTCATCGACCGTAGAAGCTGCAGCAGGTGCAGCAGCCGCCTTGAAGGTAGGCGCAGGAGCTCTATACTCCTCTTCATCACGATCAACTCCGCGAATCTTGGCAGGTTCCGCAGAAAGAGCCAAGACAGTGTTCAGACGAGTCTTGAGATCCTCATAAGACTTGAATTGCTTTTTATCTACGAGTTCCGCAAGCGAATACTCTTGAGTGTAGACACGTTCAAGCTCACTGTCATCATCGAACAGTGGTGCGGGAGAGTCGAATTCTGACTTATCGTAATTAGGCCAACCTTCGACCTTACGAATTTTGAGCTTGAAATTAGCACCGTTCCAAAGATCGAAAGGATTTACTGGCTTCTCGTCCTCAAAACCTGGGTTCATGAGGTCGTTCAGCTTATCGAAGATCTTCTTTCCGTACTTGTACAGGAAGACCTTACCTTCGTTCGCAGGATTGCCTGGATCCTTCACAACATAGATGTTGCTGTGGTATGCCAAGCGGCGCTTCTGCTTGCGTGCGATCTCCTTATCAGAGTCAAGACCAGTGTTCCAAAGAACGCTGTTGTATTCTGACACGGGATCGTCTTTACCGAGAGTCGTCAACGACTTCTCGATATACCAAAGACCTGTTGGTCCTTGGAATCCATGGTCCCAGATGCGAGTGAAAGGAATGTCTTCGTTGACTGGAGCAGGAAGGAAACGAATCACGGCGTATCCGTTACCAGCCTTATCGACGGTAGGCTTCCAATATTTGCCCTCATCGGGATCTGAATATGTGGTATTTTGTTTAGCAAGTTCTTT